ATGTGCCTCACTTTTTACGTCCTTGTATATAGACACATTTAGAAAATCTAATTTAAAGTATCCTCTGTCCTCAGCTGTTTCATAATCAATAGTAGATAGCTTGTCTACAGGATTGTGTGGAATCTCTGTAGCGTAAATGCCTGTGTTGTGTTTCTTGCCAGTAGGCAGTTTTGCTACACGGTGCTGTAACCTGTCTAGCAAAACTGTTCTATCAGCAAAATCTATATCAATATCAGGCACTAATCTCTTTCCATTTAGCAGGTGTTACATGATCCTTCATAGTAATACCATTTAGATGATCAAGCTCATGTAAGAATATTCTAGCAGTATATCCGTCTAGCCATTCTTCTCTTACTTTACCTTTATGATCAGTCCACCTTGCTTTAATTTTATGTGGTCTAGTAATCTGTGCTTTGACTCCAGGAAAGCTCAAACACTGTTCATACATTTCTACTGGTGTGTCTGACTCTTCAAGCACTTCTGGGTTGAGTGCTAACATCTTTTGGTCAATCATATTGTTTGTACTTAGATTTTGTAAAACAAAAGCTCTAAAGTTATATCCAATCTGATTGGCTGACAAACCAATGCCGCTGTTTTCCTTCATTACATTCCACATTTGATCTCTAAGCTCTACTGGATCTACTTGTGGATTTTCGAGATCAAATGGTTCGCATGGTTGTTCTAGTATTGGGTCACCGTATGTTCTAATCATTGTTTCTCCTTGTAAAAATAATCTATAACAAAAACCTTTTTATTTTCTCTTGTAGGATAAGCACCATGTAACACTGTGCTTTTAAAAATCAGCACATCACCTATGTTTGGTTGATAACATAAATCATGTGTGTTACCCATGCCATCATACAAGTAAGCAAACGTTGCGCCGTGTGATGCTGATTTATCTTGATCTGGTTCAGTAAGATAACAAACAGCACTAATTTTATTTACAGTTTGATCACTGTGTCTATGTGCTTTTTGCCAACCACCTTTCTTGTAATCAACAATCCACAGAGCGCATAGGTCTGTTAGTTCTATATTTAACCCAACTTCATCTATCTTGTCCTGTAAAAATGGCTTGTATTTCCATTCGTTAAGATAAGCTCTTGGATGGATATTAAACTGCTGTCCTCTATATGTGCTGGTCTGGTCACTAACATCTTCTCTTGTGTCTTTAGGAAATATTTTCTTATCCCAATGGTACAAAAACTCTTCGCTGTCGGGATAGTGAGTTTCGATTATCCATTGATGTTCATTTCCTAGCAAATGTGTTTTCATTGAACATACTCCTGCCATTGTTCTTGGTCAGCCCATGTATAGTCATATACCATTTCTCTGCCATCAAGATTAAGTTTATAAAGGTCATTTCTTTTTAACATTTCTGATACAATATTTGGTGGTGTATCGTCACAGATTAAGTCTGCTACTATTCCTGCTTTCAGTGCTAGTGTAGGATCATTTATGTCCCAATCGTTGTCTTTCAGCCATTTAACATAATTAGGATCACTAAACACATAAGATTCTCTAGTGAACGATGATGTCCATTCTCCAGTTACATATCTAGTTCCTGAAATATTTTTTCTTTCAATATCTGTATCTCCGTCACTGTATACTTCTCTATGATCCTTACCTAACTGCGCATAATACAATCTTAATGCTCCAAATGGAATTACCTCGGTAAAATCATTATAATTTTCTAAAGTAAGCTCTACATGATTTTTGTTTTGATAATATCTACCTAACTTGTTTACTCCATTCAAACTTCCAAAAATACCAGGGCGATTAATATCACTTTCAATAGACTCAATAATATTTTCAATTTCGTGACAAAGGTTATTTAACATTCTAATACTAAATCTAGTTTGATTACTAATGTCATCTCTCAACCACCAAGGGCTTGGATCCCATACTTGTCCTATTAGTGTTTCAAAGTGGTGATGTATTTTATTTAATAATTCTTCTTGTGAATTTCCTTGTAAACCCTCAACAGAAAAATGTAAATCTATAACAGGATAACCCAAAGCAGGAAGTTCATTATTAATTGTTTCAATATGTTTGTTCAAACTATCACAGATATAATTTAAACTCCTTGGGTAATTTGTATCCCAAGTAGTTTGCCATCCATGTAAGCAATATGTTTTTTCTATAGGATGTCCACTTTCAAAGAAATTTTCAATCATACAATTCTTCCAAAGATTACCTAAGCTAGTATCTCTAATATTATATCTTAAAGAGTAATCATCATATTGGCCATTAGTATCTCGTAGTGTAAGAGTCACTGTACTCATAGATTAGATTCCTTTGCTACTTCCTTGACTGTTGCTACATCAGCAATTTTACGTTTAAACTTTACTGCCCAATGTTGTGGATCAATAATTACACTTACAAATCCTAGTTGTTCATCATTAAACTTAGACAGCATTTGTTTTCCTGTCCTACAATTTAAAATAAGCCAAGGACTAATCTTACCATCTTTAATATCTCTCACAGCTCTATTCAAACTCACATATTCGAAATAGTCGTTCCAGGCCGCTTCTTTTTCTTCAGCCCATTCCATCATAGTTGTAATTGATCTCTTTACTGCTGTTTCCATGTCTTCTTTTAGTACAAGTTCTATTACATACTTTGCATACAATTCATCTTTACACCAATGGTCAAGTTTTACTCTACTTGTTACGACATGATCAATATAACGATCAGGATATAGAGGACGCACATTATTGATAAACGAACCAAACTTGACGAAAGCATTGTAGTACTGCGAGTTACAAAAGTCTTCATATGTTTTTTCTTTCTTAGCACCTGCGCTTAGTTTATAAAATCTTTGGAACGCATAAAAACCTACTTGTACACGTTTTTCATTCTTCTGTAGAGCTCTACGTTTTTTCTCACACATATGTACAGCTAAGGTTTTTTCTTTTACATAACCTTTGCCACAATATTCACATACATATGGTTTTTCTATATTCACCTTAGAGAGCCCATTTGATTTTCTTGGTTGATTCAAAAATTGTATCATATTTACTGTCACTATTATATAACCTTTTGCTCCATGTGTCTACCATATTCTTTGCCTCAGATGATACTTGTGTGTTCAAAACATCAGTAACATAACTTAAATGTTCTGCTGGCAATGGATGATCTTCTATATGCCACACTCCGTCTTTTTGATATTGTGGTCTTGTTTTATCTTGTTCTATGTTCGGATACCAACAATGTTCCGTAATAGTTTTTTGTTTTGGATGTACAAATGTTCTGTATTGTTCTAGTATATTCTTTATACTATTATCTTTGATTAATAAATCATCTTTGTAAGGATTATTAATGCTTGTGTCTATTACAAGTGCTCCTGTGTGTGCTAACATTAGTAGCGTGTTTGTAATAGCATTACAATCTCTATAAACATAATATTCTAAATCATAATGTTCTTTATTACTAAAGAATATATTTCCTTTTGTTTGCCAACCGTCAACAAAATAGTCATCTCTAAAAAAATTTGACCACATAACAAGGATTGTGTCGTCTGATGTAAAACGCATTTGTGTATGTGCGTCTACTATCCTATTAGCAATAAGTTGATTACCACTTCCAATCCTAGCACAGTTGTAATACTCTTTGCCGTGGCCGATTATATCAGCCCATGTAGGATAATAGTATTGTGTGAAACTACAACCAAAAGCAAATACACGACTCATAGTTTAATTTCAATTCCATGATCTTTAGCAAGTTGTGTAAGTTCTTTTTTAGTAGACATGTTAGCAAGCATTCTTAGTTCGTCTAGTTTTTTATGAGGATATAAGTCACTCAAAAACTTCATTGCTTTTGTGTTATCGTTTGTTTTCTTTTTGTGTCCAATCCATTCGTGATATTCAATATTGCCTGTGTTACCACTGATACACAATAGTTGCCAAAGTAACTTCTTGTGCTTCTGTAGTGTGAAAAAGTTTTTGTTATAGTATTCGTTTGTTTTGAATACAGCAAGTTCTTGTTTATCTCTGTTGCCTTTGACACTGCTTACATATCTGTTAAGCAAATAAAAACTTACCTGCTTCTTTTCTTCGTCAGACAGTTCGTCCCATACACTCATGCCACCCATATCAATAGCGGCTAAGATATCTTTTAGTGGAAGTTTTTGCTGTGCCATTGTTCTACGTCCTCGGGTTCATTTATTTCTATACCATCAAAGTATACACTAGAACAAGCTATTTGTCTACCATTTTTTAGCCAACGTAACTGTTCTAGTTTTTCAACTTCTTCTTCCTGTGTTAGTTCTAGCGTAGGGTAATATTCAAGTGCGGCTCTTTTGTAAGCGTATACACCTAGATGCCAATCTCCGTAACCTGTCATACCTCTACCAAACCATAAACAATGATTGTTATGTCTAATAAGTTTTACACTACTAGGATCATTTTGTAGTGCTTCTGGCATTTCGGTATACACTGTAGCAACATCACTATAGCGTAGCGATTCTTTACATCTAACAATCATACGTTCTGTTACATCCGGCATATCACCTTGTACATTTATAAACTCATCATATTCATCAAGTGGTACGAAGTTAGCAATAGCACCTGCGCATCTTTCTGTACCGTTGTCATAATCTTCTCTATCTATAAAACAATTAGGACCAATTATGTTGTATATCTGTTGGTCATCTGTGAGTACATATGTATCAAAGCCTGTAGCTCTACACTTATCATAAACTCTTTTGATCATAGGCACACCATTAAGTTCAATCAATGGTTTACCTGGCAAGCGTGTGCTTGCGTGTCTAGCTGGTATAAGAATAGCGCACGATGTCATCTATCACCTCTTCAAAATCTTCTAAGTGTAACATGTTAGGTCCGTCACTGGGAGCATTATCGGGATCAGCATGAACTTCTAAGAAGAAGTTTTTGATTCCGAGCGCCGATCCCGCTCGTGCCAAGCCGGGAACGTAAGATCTGCTGCCACCAGATGATCCACCCAAACCACCAGGTTTCTGAACGCTGTGTGTAACGTCAAAAACAATATCGGCATCAATATTATTAAGCATATAATCAAGTCCTGTGAAGTCAGTGACCAAAGTATTGTATCCAAAACTAGTTCCTCTCTCTGTTATCCATACGTCTTTCGCACCTTCTGTTTTTGTTAGTATACCTTCGACATCCCAAGGTGCTAGGAATTGTCCTTTTTTAATATTAACAATCTTACCTGTCCTACAAGCCGCCTTTATTAAATCTGTTTGCCTACACAAGAACGCAGGAATTTGTAATACATCTACTGCTTCTTTATAGTATGCGGCGATTTTTAAAGTTTCATTTTGATTGTGTACGTCTGTAAGTGTCTTTACATCATATTCATCTTTCAATGTTTGAAAGTCGCTCATTGTAGCATGAAGACCTACACCTCTTTTGCCACTATCACTTGTTCTATTGGCTTTGTCGTAGCTTGCTTTGAAATAATATTCTATGTCGTGTTTATCACATACACGCTTACATTCTTTTGCTATTTCCGCACTTTGCGTTAGTGTTTCGTGTTGACACGGTCCTGCTATAATCCTAATCATAATATGCTACTGTCTCTCCTTTGTATCTTTTGATTGTATAACCAATATCACGTAACAAATTGATTGCTTCTCTAGCTTCCCATTCTACTTCGCTTTCAAACATGACTACAGGTTTACATCTCATTAGTGTTTGTACACTGCCTTCTATTACTTCTGGTTCTGCGCCCTCTACATCTATTTTTATAAAACCAATGTTATCAATAGTAAAACTATCTAGCGTTTTTTGTTCTACTAACCAACTTGTTATACCTTCAGTAAATCTTACAACACTACCGTGTCTATAATCGTTTTTTCCATTGTTAGGAATAGTTAACGGTATCATATCATTCTTATTGCCTAAAGCATAATTAAAAACTTTAATAGTTTCAGGTATTGATTTTACTGATTCTGGATTCGGTTCAAATGCGTATATTCTTTTGAATTTGCCTAGCATTGGTACTGCTGTATCACCGTCGTGTGCGCCAATGTCAATGTATGTATGAAAATTTGTTACATACGGCATAGCATATTCATTTATTTTTCTTATACTCATCTTTAACCATATAATATGTATTGACTAATTTTTCTAATTGTTTTTTTAAAGTTACATTTTCTTGAGCAACATCGCATAAAGTTTGCCATTCAGCATAATCTAAAAGTTTGCCCTGTGCTCTAGCAACTGCGCCCGGATCCCCGCCTACTATCCAACGAGGTATCTCAGGCTTGTCGCGATATCGAGCGAACACAACACCGTTGGCCCGCTCGTATATCAAAGTTTCTTCTGGAAGAAGATCTCCCATTACACAGCTACAAAGTAAATTACACTAATAACTGCGATTACAATGCTACCCGCATTAAGGTCAGCATTACGACCACTTAGTGCTTTAATAACAGCATATGCGATAAAGCCAAGAGCAATACCATGTGCGATACTAAATGTAAGTGGCATAAGCACAGCCGCTAACACTGCTGGAGCATACTCAGTTACGTCATCCCAGTCAATGTCTGCGATGTTACGTAAGAAGTATGTAGCAATAAAAATTAGTGCTGGTGCTGTAGCAAAAGCTGGAATGCTTTGTGCTAGTGGCGCAAAAAACAAACAAGCACCAAACAGAATAGCAACTACTACTGCTGTTAGTCCTGTCTTGCCGCCTTCTTTAATACCTGCTCCACTTTCAATATATGAAGTAGTATTAGAAGTACCTGCTAGTGCGCCTACGGAAGTAGCAACTGAATCTGCTAACAAAGCACGATCAATTTGTTCTACTTCTCCTTTTTTGTTAACCTTTCCTGTCAAGTTAGCAACACTTGTAAGTGTACCTGCTGTATCAAAAAAGTCAACAAACAAGAACGCAAAAGCAGTTCCAATAAATCCTGCTGTAGCAATCATGCTAAAGTCAAGGCTGAATGCGTGTTCTGGATTTGGAATAGCGCCTGCTACTCCGCCAAGTTCTGAAATACCTGACACCCAAGCAATAATAGAAACAGCAAGGATACCAAGGATGATTGCTCCAGGCACTTTGCGTTTGTCAAGGATTGCCATGATAATAAAACCAAGTCCTGTCAATAGTACAGGCCAGCTTGTTACATCACCAAGTCCCACAAGTGTGGCAGGGTTGTCAACAACAACACCGGCATTCTTAAGTCCAATGATCGCAAGGAATAGACCAATACCTGCGCCTACACCTAACTTCATTGACTTAGGAATACTATTAATAATGTACTTACGTGCTGGTGTTACACTTAACGCAATAAACACCAAACCTGCTACAAATACAGCCGCAAGTGCTTGTTGATAAGTATAACCCATTCCAAAGATTACACCAAATGTAAAGAACGCATTTAGTCCCATACCTGGTGCTAGTGCTACTGGCCAGTTAGCCCATAGTCCCATAATCAATGTACCGATTACTGCGGCAATAATTGTTGCCGTGAATACAGCGCCAAATCCCATGCCTGATCCTTCTGTTGAAAGGATAGCTGGGTTGACAACAGTAATGTAAGCCATTGTAAGAAACGTAGCAATACCTGCCATTACCTCTGTTTTCACGGATGTGCCGGCCTTTTCTAGACCGAATAGTTTTTCTAACATATTAACTCTCTCCGTTTATGTTTTGGTGCCAACTGTACGACGAACAATGTCATCGTGATTAAACTCGGCCCAGTACAGTTCAAAAGCGACACCGTCTTCTAAACCTTCAAATTGATGGACCTTGCCTGGCTTCACTTGTGTGAAGTCTCCTGCTTCAAGAATGGTTTCATCTACTAACCCTTCTTGATCTTCATCTTGCCAAACACGAACAATCATCTTGCCCGATTCAACAAAAAACCCATTCCACTTAAATCTATGTTCATGTTCTGAACATTTGTATCCTGCTTTGTATTCTATGCGGTGGAATTCTAATACGCCGTTAGCGTGGATCAATTCTGTTTGACCCCAAATCTTTCCTGCTTTCATTAGAATAATTCTCCATATTGTATTAGTTCTGTTTGCCTTGTTACGTCTTTAATAAAAAAGGCACACAACGGATTATCTCCGGATGTCAAAGGAACACTTAGGAGTTGCCCTTGACGGACTTTAGGAAAGAACCATTTGACATCATTGTAATAATTAATTACCTTAATGTCCATGAACTCTGCCTTAAAGCTGGTTAGTGGATTGAATAAAAATGCTTCAAATCCTCTGTCGCCTAAACTAGTTAGAGGAAGTACCTCTAAGTCATTGCCACTATCACTACATCCTACAGCAACGTGCCAATCTATAGGCATTTGTATTTCATGTTCGCCAATCTTTAGCACTACACCTGGAGAACTAAAAGATTCTAAAAATATTAACGGAATATAAAAGAAGTCAGGATTTTCTTTGTCTGAATTATCTAGGACACTAAATCTTATGTCTTCTTCTATTTGATCCGGAAGCGTATTTAGGTTTAACGCCTCATTGTCTAATGTTAGTATGTTCATCGCCAATCTACCTTTTCTATAGTAAAGGGGTATTGGGCTTCCTTATAAAACTTTTTACGCTGTGTAAGGTGCCGCTTCGCAAACTTACAAGTGCTTGTAAGATCCCATATTTGTACGAAGTCTTTGTCCTTTGCCTTTCTTACGCCTCTGCCGATAGATTGAATTACACGAACGAATGACTTACCAGGTTCAATAAGTACCAAATTAAAAATGCGAGGAATGTTGATACCAACGGCGGCAACACCATACGTAGCAATAACAACATGGTTTGTTCCTTCATTAATTTCATCGTATGCTTCTTTTCTGTCTTTTAATTTTACATCGCCTTTTACAAATGTACTGCCTGGAATAAGTTGTTGTAATTTTTCGCCTGCTGAAATCCTGTCTACTAAGATAAGTGTATTACCTGATTGTTTTACTTTGTTCAATAAACTAGCCATGTAACTTATTCTGTCATCGTTTGTAACAAGATATTTTAGTTCTGATTGATAGTCTGTGTGTACTTGTGTGTCTACTAATTGTACTATGTTCACATGACATTGTGATAGTACGCCTTTGTCTTGTAGTTCTTTTGCTGACACTTGTCCAATCACTGGACCAAGACTTGCGTGTATTGCTTCAAACTCAAATTTTTCTTTTGGTATGGTTCCTGTTAGTCCCCAGCGAATAGGAGCATTACGCAAGTTGCGTGTAAGCAAGTTTTTTAATACTTCTGCTTTTGCTTGGTGTACTTCGTCAATAATAATTGTGCTAACACCTTCAAGAAACTCAGCAAGACTCAATACCGCACTGCCATCTTTAAACTTCTTATCTAAGATATTCAAAGATTGCCAAGTACAAATTGTATGTGTCTTGCCAAGTTCTTTTCTATCACCAAAGTATACACCCACATCAAGACCACAGTTAATATAGTCCTCTTCAGTTTGTGTTACCAAACTTTTATTAGGAACAACCACAAGACTACGTCCATATGGTTCTGTTATCTTGGAAAGGGTGGCTGTGATAATAGTTTTTCCTGCCCCAGTCGCTACTTCTTGAAGTGCTTGCGGATTCTTCAAAAAGTTATTGATTACCTCAACTTGGTAATCACGCAAGCGTATTGGTTCACCTTCCGCAGGATGTCCTTTGGGCCAACATGTGTCGCCCCAAAACTCTTCAGTAATTGTATCAAACTTTAAATCTATTGGATGTCGTCTGTCTTCGATGTCAACAATTTCAACACCTTGTTTTGTAAGAACATCCACAATAGTATCAAGGTGATTGACGTAGCCAGTACCGCCAATACCAAAGAAAGCAACCTTACCGTCCCATCGCCCAAGTTTATATTGAGGCATATATCTTGCGTAAGGCACTTCAAACTTGAGAGCATTCGAGAGCTTTCTACGTACATCTACTTCTAGTCCTTCTAGTTTGATGTTCACTTCGTCTTCAATAATTAGTTTACATGTTGCCATGAATAAACTTCCTTTGGTGTCTATCCCAGTGTCCTAAATTACTTTTATCGTCATAGATAATTTGTAAGTCACAGCTCTGTGCGTAACCAGTTGTGTTATTCCAAGTAAGACCTTTCTTATTTGGATGGATTACACAGTTTGCTCTAAACTTACTTTGTAACAAAGGTTTGGGTAACTTTGTACTATTAATATACACAACTTTGGTGTTAATGTCAACCGGATTGTTTAGACCGTGCTGTTTAATATAATCGTTAAAAGGGTCTTGTCCATCTTTTCTAAAAAGTACACTAATGTCTTTGTTATCTATTACACCTTTTAGACTGTTATATGTGGTTACCAAATCATCGTGAGCAATTTTATCTTCTAAAACAATCAATAACGGAAAGCGTTGTAGTTCACAAATACCTTCTATAATGTTATTCATTGTAAACTTATTTTTATCAATTATTACTGTAGCATGGTCTCTTTCTACGATTGTTCTACCTAGAATACTTAGGTTTTTTAACTTCTCTTCAACGTTTTCAAAGTGATGCAAACCGTACAAATATCT